AAAAGTAATGCCCAATCTCCCATTAGAAGTTTGGACATTATCGTAGCTGTTTATGTCTAGGTCTATAGAAGCTTGATAGGTTTCGTCTCTTACAACTTGACCTGCTCCGTTCAGTTCAGTTATGTTGCCAATATTAGCAACCGACTGCACTTCCCCCATCGTTCTGGATGACACAGATAGTACCATTAGACCCAGTAGAAAGTATTTTAAGCCAGTCATTATCGTTTGTACTCATTTGATTGATGTTAAAAGTTCTGCTGTTACCTGTTTGGTCAAGATAAAAGTACCCACCTGCGTACCCTTGTCCATCAAAGTTTACAGTATTAGAATCTCCATCTATGTCCATGTAGTTTGTACCACCATCGTAGTCTATATCAGCGTTAATTACGTTACCATCTCCGTTAATAATCCAATCTAAATCTGTGTTACTAGCCATAGAACTTGTAGCTAAATCAAGTGTAAAAGTATTTGTACTACCAGTAACATCTACATTAACATTAGAACCATCAGCTCCGTATGTATTAGTAGGGTCTACTTGTATAGTAAAATTATTTGTATCACCATCAAACTCAAAGAAACCTACAAAGTTATCAGCAGTAATGTCTCCTAAAAATTTGTTAGTGTCTCCTATTTGGTTTACATCAAGCGTCATTGTACCGCCGTCTAAGTCTAGTGCTGTCATTGAACCTGCAGAAGACAATAATCCTCCTATCAAATTAGCCGAGCCTAGTTGCTCCAAATCTAAATTAGCAGTAGCTCCACTTTGCTCTACATATATCTCGTTGTCTGCTGCATATGTCATTACAGACATAATTACTAATGCAGTTAGTATTAATTTATTATTCATATTCCCAATAGCCTCTCTCTATTCCTGTGTATATTATATTTAAAACCCCTGTCTCTACTGCTTTTTGTAAAGCTATAGACACACTCTCATTCTCAGCTACACCACCTTCTATCTCTACTAGTTCAGTAGACTCTTCGATAAAACGAAATATATCCTGCGAAATACTTGTGGATATAATGCTTTTAGAAACTAATGTTTCTGTCAGCACTTCTCCTGTTGATACTGATACTAACCTTAATGATATAGTAACGATATCTTCTCTATAAGATTTTGAATTTCCAATCCCTAGATAACGTGCACCAATACCACCAGATTTTAAGTTAGCTTCATAACTAACAACTCCACCTTGAACTAATAACCCAGCAAAAAGCAAAGGTTTCATTTTGTTTTCTTCTTCAAACTCTTTACGAGTACTTCTAATAAGTTGTCTTTCTTTTACTAGGTCATCTAAACCTACTCTTTCAACAACTCTAAAGAACTCTCCGTTAGCTGTATGCTTAAAAGCTCTTATTAAAAAAAGCTTCTGGTGCTTGTGTAACTGCTGTGCTAAACAAAGCAAAGGTGCTGTTACTTCTACGCTGTCCTGTTAAGTCTCTAAAACTATTAGGATATATAGCTATTGTAGGTTTACTCTTAGCCGGTGGTAAATTTTTTAATTCTTCTGATTGTAGTTCTAAAGTAGAAGTAGACTGTATTTTTTTAGTTAATACTAAGTCGTCATTCTCCCATATAACTGCACAACTAGAAAGTAAAAGTACCGATAGGCAAAGAAATCGTTGTAGAATTCCCATCACTGTCCGTTATAATTAAAGTTATTATTCCATCGACAACATTATACTCAATAGTATTGCCTTCTAATTCTAGTATGCCGCTATCTGAGGGCATCTCTCCAAATAAATTTTCTACTAACTGTCTAGAAAGTTGAGCATAAATTCTAGATTCTAAGTTCCTAACAAACCTAGCTAAAGTTGTGTTCTCTTTGTCTCGTTCTATCTCATCTTGTAAAGCTTTTATCTCTGCTTTAAGGGCTTGTTTACGATTGAACTCTTGGTTTTGAATTGTAAGATAATGTGAGCTTGTATTTACTCCGTTAAAGCTAGGGCTTTTAAATTTAAATACTACCTCGTCTGACAAACTTCCTATAGAAAAACATATAATAAGTGCACACCAAAAAGCTATACACCAATTACAGTTACGTATAGTTTTGTCGCTTTTAAATGTCGGTACTATTTTCATATCTTTTAAAATAAATTACTAATTACTATCATAGATAACAACATAAAACCTAATACACAAACTTGAACTATTGAAGCTATTGTAATTTGTGTCATTGGATGTATGTCCTCTATTGTATCAATCTTTTCGTTGGTCTTTTTTTCCATCTGCTCTTGCTATTCTATCTACGTCTACTTGAACTCCTAATACTGTTCTACACATAGAGTCTATTCTTATCATGTCGTTGTCCATCTGTCTTACTCTATCTATCAGTGCAACTATCATACTGTGTTGTGTATCTAATTTTTTATGTACGTCTGCTATTAGATGTTGAAATAATTTCCAAACCATCCAACCAGCACCTACTGCAAAAGCTGCCGGTATTCCTACTGTTTCTAGTAGGTTCATCCATTGATTAGTATTCATTATCTACCTTTTGCTAAACTACCACCGAAGTACATACCTATGATAGCTGATACTAAGTTAGTGTCTAATTGTGTTATTACAAGCCCTTGAAAAGTTACCCACTCAAATATTTCTCTACCTTCTCTAAAGAATAAAAATCCCGGATTCCAATTAGTATAACCTACAGTAACAGATACATCAGGATAATATACAGCTACAAGTTTAGGAAGTAACACAATAGCAAATACAGATGTCAGTGCTATTATTCTTCTTGTCCATGCAAAACCTTTATCTTTTAACCCATAGTCAAGTGATTGCTTTCTTGCTTTCATCTCAAACTCGCCACGTGTTATAAGTAACTTTTGTTGTTCAGCTTTAGCCTTACGACTCTCAGCCCACACACTCATAAAGCCACCTAACAATGTAGAAGCTAACATAGTTATTATCTCAAACGGAAATCCCACTATACCATTCCTGCCATTAAGTCTTCGTATAGTTTTCTAAAACCTTCTAAGTCCATAAAGCCTACGCCTTGTCCTAGTTGGTGTAACCTATAAAGGTTGTAAGCTGTTTCAAGTTGTGCCTCTGTGTAAAGTATCATTGATAGTCCGGAAAAGCCTCTAACTTACCTCTAGTTATTTCTTCAGGCATATAATTTTTACCGATAAAATAATCTATTTTTGTTTGTCTTTCTTCAG